TCATCGTAGTTGATCATTGTCCGGCGGGGGATCGGCCCTGGGTGCGAGAACAGATCCTTGCTCGGACGCACCGGTGCCGCCGACGCGACCAGGCTCATCTCCGAATCGTGCATGCGACGCTGGATCCTGTTCAGGATCGCTTCGATCTTCGCCTTGTCGGCGGCCGGGATCGAAGCCTGACTCAGCCGGGCCTTGGCGTTGTTGACCGCCCGCGGAATGATTGTCAGCTTCCCGTCTTGCGGACGGGCGATCGGGAACTTGAACCCGGTCTTGTTGCCAGACCCATCCGACCACAGGAACGCCCGGCCATACTTTTCGACGCTGTCGCCGGCCCATGCGTCCAGGGCCTGGCGGGCGGCGCCCTCATCCCAGTCACCGGACCCGATCGGCATCGCCGACCAGCCCGACGTCCGGACGGCGAACTCTTCGATCTCCATGCTTGTTGCCTCCTTCGGATCGGGCAGTTTCGGCTTCTTGCGGTTGGTGGTCTTGCCCTTGACTTCGGCGTCAGGATGCGTCGGCTTCTTCGTCAACGGAATGTCTGGAGTGTCTTCCATGTACCGGTCTGACCTATCGTGTGCCACCGACGACCTCCACGTCTAGATGCCGGACTCCGCCGGCGTCCTCACCGTTGTCCTTGACGACACGCAGCTTCAGCCCGCGGTCGGCCATGATCTCCGCTTCATGGTCGATTTCTGACATCTGGATCCCTTTTGTACCTTTTGGCAGCAGGATCCGCATCGCCACCGGATACTTCTCCAGATCCTTGTGGGCATAGCCGGCCAGCCGCTTCTCGTTCACGGTCGTGTGCAGATACGACTGTTGCGTCCACTCCAGGCCCGTCAGATCTGGACGATGCCCCTGCTGGAACCGTTCCCAGGCCGCATCTTCGGCATCGAAGTCGATCGGCTTGCCCGGTTCGCGAGCCGGCATGCCAGTGAACGTCTCATACCCGAACACTTCCGGGCCGTGCTTCACGCCCCGGTAGACGACTGCATCTTCGGGCAGCTTGGACACATCCATCGTCTTGTCGAGCTCGGCGACCCGGGCCGCCTCGTCCTTGTCCGACGAATCGGTGTCGCCCTTGGCCTTACGCCACAGGTAGCCGTTGGTGGCCGCGTACTCCAGGCCCTCCATTTCGGAGATGGCCCGGACGTCGCCATGGCCGTCGGGAGCGTCCAGGCCTTCGCCCTCGTAGTTGCCTTCGTGGCCCTTCGCGGCCCGCTTCAACTTCGCCGGTGGGGATGTGAGAGCCTCCTCGCCCTTCTTCGCGGCTGCCACCCGCTCCCCATAGCTGGATTCCTTCTTCGGCTCAGCCTTAGCTGCCGGCTTCGATTCCTTCTTCGGCTCAGCCTCCTTTTTGGGCTCCGGCTTCGTCTTCTCCGGAGCCCGATGCTGACCAGATTCCTTCTTCGGCGGATAGGTCTTCTTGCCGCCCTTGATGATCTCCCCATGCGGACCATGGCCCGGAACGTCGACCCATTCACCACCAGCATCAGTGCCCGATGGTGTCCGCGGGTGCTTGCCCTCGGTGTACTTGCCGGCAAACGACTCCAGATCCTCCAAGCTGGCTGCCGACTGCCGGTCCCAGGGCGCGATGATGTCCGGGGCTTCGAGCTGTTCGGAGATGTGCTTGTAGATGTCGGTGATGACTTCCCGCAGCCGGGCCTTTTCCGGGTCCGGGATGTTGGGCAGACCGCCATGGCCACCCGATAGCAGGGCCGCCCCGGCATAGATGGCGTGGTACATCAGATGGGGTTTGCCGTCGAAGATGTCGCCGATCGGCAGCCGGTAGGTGTCTTTCGACAGCGGCTGACCATCCGGTACCCGATACAGGTACATCTTGTGCATTTTGGCATCGTCGGCGGCGTCGGTGCCGGCCCCGGCCCATTCGGCGATGCGCAGGTAGGCGTCGTCGGCGTCGAATTCGGATTCCCGGGGTGCGATCGGCAGCCCCTTCCACCCGGAAAGGTTGACGGCAAACGTCTCCGGGTCCAGATTAAAAGGGAGTGAGGATTCCTTGCTGTCCAGCAGTTCCAGGCGCAGGTCGGCGAACGCTGGCAGGGACACCAGCGTCACCCGGGAGATCCGGCCGTGGTCGATGATCATCGCCGGTACGCCGTCGAACTCGCCACCGGTCGCGGCGAAGTTGTCCAGGTCGATGCTGGGTCCGGACACGCCGGCCTCGACTAGGGCCTGGGCTTTCGCCGACTCGGCGATGATGTCCGGGTCGAAGAAGAATCCTTCACCCCACACCATGTCGCCGTCGATCCAGATCCGGTCGATACCACCGACGGTGACGCCACCTTCGTGGCCGCGGATGGAATGTTCTTGCCAGTTCAGGGCCAGCGGACCGGTCCGCCACGACAAGGCCTGCGCGGTCTTAAACACCCGACCGTCGCCGGTGGTGCGCCCGATCGGTGCCAGCGGTCCCCGCCACCGGCGTCGGCCGCCGAGGTCGAACCCGTGGTGTTCACCAGGCCAATGCCCAGTTGCCTCATGGATCAGATTGGCGCAGGTGCCTTCGAGGTCGGTGATGGTGCCATGCGATTCGGCGGCCAGTAGCCGTCGGCAACGATCGAAGGCTCCCTTCTCCTCCGGATGTAGCCGGATCCGGCCTTCGCCGTGGATCCAGTAGTCGAGCAGCTGCCGCGGCATCCGGCCCTGGAATTCTGTCGCCTGCGTCGGCATAGCTAGCCTCAGTTCCTCACCCACATACCACTTGTGGACCATGTCCTCATCGCCAGCGAACCGGATACCGTAAGCGGGTCCGTCGTTGATGATGGCAACCGCTCCGGTGTCCTGGCCTTCCTCGTGGGGGGTGCCTTTGACCTGGACCTGGTCCCCCTTCTTGAACTCAGGCACGGGCAACCTCCCTGTACTTGCTGCGGCACCGGCAGCCGACGCGCTCTTGCGGCGGCAGGTTCGGATCTCCGGGATACAGGGCCGGGAACCCGCCGACGGTGTACGTGTCGAGCAGAGCAACTGTTTGCTGATTCGCCTGCTTGTGCGTTGATCGTACTGCCTTGTCCTGTTTTGTCTGCCAGGTCTTGGTGACGGCAGCACCACGGATCTTCTGGGCAGCCTGGAACCGGGCAGCGTTTTCGGCAGCATTGGCTTCCGTAACCGCGATCTGTTCGGCTTTCCACGCCCAGGTGCCGGGTTCTAGGAGGTCTTTGACGGCGGCGATGATGTCGTCACGGCTAGCGCCATCGGATGCCATCTTGGCGATCTTGGTGTTGATGGTCGTGTACAGCTCGTTGGGGAAGTCGGCGACGAAGCTGCGGACCATGTCGGTGTAGCCGGGCGGCAGCGGTCCAAACTCGGCTTCGAGCCGGCCCGCCAGCCGGTTCATGTCTTCGTCCCAGCGGTCCTGGTAGAACCAGATCCCAGTCGGATCCGGTAGCCCACCTAGCTGGATCGGGTACAGAACCCGGCCGGCGACCGCGGCCAGCATTTGGGCGATCATGGCGAAGACGAGGGCATAGAAGACTGCTTCGGCCGCAGTGAGTTCTTCTGACGGCGGCGGAACCTGTTCCTGTTCCTGGGGCGGGGCCTGCGGGGAGGTCATTTCCAGGTCTCCGTGTCATCGGTGACCCAGAAGTCCCCACATTCGTTGTCGCACCGCATCAGATACAGGTCTTCGTCGGAGTCGTATTCCATACAGTGGGCTTGTTCCCCGCAGTGCGGGCATTCGTCGATGCTGCTCATAGCACGCCGGCCCGGCGCAGGTGCCCGACCAGCTTGTCGGTCGAATGCAGGGACTTCGACATCAGCAGGTCAGTGCAGTATTCGGACAGGGTGTTGCGCAGGCCGTCTGAGGCCAGACCCGTATACGGCGCCAGAGCAGACAGGTGATCCCAGGCCCCGTCCATGACCTTGGCGGCCTTGTCCCGGTCGGTGACAGCAATGAACGTGTGCCGCTCGTGGGGCGGGATGGCCGCATACCGGTCCCGGGCCGTGCCTGTGCTGATCCGCTTCCCGGCCAGCTCCAGGGCCCGATAGGTGACCGATTCGCAGATGCCGATCAGGGTCAGTTCCATGCCCGCGGCGGTGACGGCTGTCTGGGTCGGGTTGCCGTCGGAGGCAGACCGCTGCGGCAGGCCGTTGGGTTCGTTGGTGGTCAGCGACCGTTGCGGGGCCGGCGGTGGTGGTGGACCAGTCGACACCGGTGTCTGCGGTGAGATCTTCAAGTCCATGCCCAGGACCAGTTCCCGGATCTCCGGGGTGGTGATCAGGGCCGGTTCCCGCAGTACCAGTTCCCGTAGCCAACGCCGGGCCGACTCCTCGTCAGACGGGGCATCGGACAGCTTGTAGTCGCCGATCGTCAGCGTCGTCTCGGCCGACACCAGGCCCTTCTCGAAGGCGTTCAGGGTGTCGGCGAACCGGGCCGGGCGCACCACGAGTGGGGATGTGTCATACCAGTAGACGAACCGGTCCGGGTCCTTGCCCAAGGCTTCGAGCGCACCCCGCAGGTAGATCTTGGTCAGGGCGTCACAGATGCGGACCATGAACGGTTCGACACCAGACTTGATGTCCTGTTCCCGCTCAACGGTGCCGTTCCAGTGGTTGGAGTCTCCGGCACCACCGATCGTCGACGGCGAGATCGGCAACCCGTCCATGAGCCGGCCGCGGGCTTCGTCGCGGAGCTTGACTGCCTGTTCGGACAGCACACTCTCGAACGTGATCAGGTTTTCTTTCTTCGGCAGCTGATCGTGGGGACCCGTGATCAGCATCGGCATCACAGCCTGGGCGTCGCCGTCCTGACGGATGGCCTTGGTCCCACCCTCATAGATCTTGGCGTACAGGCTGTCGGCACCGTTCGGGAACTTGGGATCAACCGGGAAGTCGAGCTGGTTGCTCAACCCGAGCAGGCCACCGCCGATCAGCCGGGAGTTCAGCTGCGAGTTGATGTACTTCGACAGCTGCTCGATCTCGACCAGGACCGGCATCAACGCCCGGCCCGGACAGTCGGCAGCGAGCTTGCGTTTCGGATGCGGTGTCCACACCCGGATGATCAGATCCTGGCCTTCGATCAGCTCCCGGCGTTCCATCTCGTTCTTCCACCAGGTGCCGCCCTGCCACCGCTTGATCTCCGAACTGGAAACCACCACCCATTCGTCGGTGTTCTTGTCGGGCCGGGCAAAGGCGACGATGTAGGTTTCGCCGACGACAACCAGGGACACGCCGAGCATCCGGACCGCTTCAGCCCTTCCGACGGGCCCGCCGAGGACTGTTTCGGACAGGGCGGCGATCTCTGGTTCCTTCTCGGCATCCACTTCCTGCTGAATTCGACCGTTTTCGTCTACTTCAGCCACATAGATCCGGACCTGGGCACAGGCGTTGCCGACCCAGTCCGCGGCGGCATGGAACTCCGGAACAACGTCATACAGTCGCCATGCCTCCTGCTGCCAGGCGTCGTCACCGAACTTGTAACTGCGCCAGGCCAACTCTTTCAACGACACCTGGGCAGCGGATGCGACCAGGCTTACCGGCGCCGACTCGGCCGGCCGGTTCCGGAACAGGGCCATCCGTCACCCCTTCTCGTGGAGCTTGCCGACGATCTCGGAACTGGCCCCGACCATGAGCAGGACCAGAATCGGGGCGGGATGCCAGTAATAAGCAGCGGGGACGATCGCCCAGGACAGCCAATAGCCGAAGCACCATGGGCAATCGAGACCCTTGCGGATCCAGTGGTGATCGTCATATCGGTGCACGAGATGCTTACGGGCGAACCATGTGATGTCGTCTTTGGCCAGCAGTTTCCAGACCCGGGCAGTGCTCAGTGCCGCAAGAATGAATACGGCGAAGTCCGGCATGGGGCCACTATAGAACAAATCAGACATTAGTGGTAGCGCGGGATATAGCACTATCCTGGGTTGCACGTCAAGGCTAGAAGTGGATACAGTCCCCGGCATGGCAGAAGTGAAACTGGAAAGGGTTCAGCGGGCAGTTGCGAACATCGAAGTCGTCGGCGTTTCGCCGGTCATCCCACATAAGTGGTCGGAGAAGTCCCTCCGCCTGATGCGGGAGGCCCAGTCGGGTACGACCGTGAAGGCAAAACGGGAGCCGAAGCTGCCCGAGGAGGAGGGTGAAGCCGCCCTCTACCGTCTCCCGAATGGGGAGCCGGGGATGCCCGCGACGGCCTTCAAGGCCGCCATGGTTGGGGCAATTCGGTTGTTTTCGGGCATTACGATGGTTCAGGCAAAGGCATCGATCTTTGTGCTCGGTGAAGGTCCCGACCAGCTCGTTCCCATCTCGGGCGAGATGAAACTGCGCGAGGACACGCCCCGCAATGCCAACGGCAATGCCGACCTCCGCTACCGGTATGCGTTTTTTCCGTGGAGTGCCGTCGTGCAGGTCGAGTACCTGACCACGCTCGTGGACGAGTCATCGGTCGTCGCCCTTTTGGATGCGGCAGGCAACGGCGGCATCGGGGACTGGCGCCCATCGGCCCCGAAGTCACACACGGGCACATTCGGCCGATTCCGTGTGGCAGGATAGGCGCATGTCCGAAGCTGAGATCCTGGTCGCCGATCCGACCGAAGACATGTCCGCGGCTGAGGAACTGGAGCGGATCGCGAAAAACGATCCCGATGGCCTGGTTCAGCCCCATGCGGTGGTCGCAGCGGCCCAAGATCTGGATTCTCCGCTGCACCAGTACTTCGAGTGGGACAATGCCCTGGCTGGGCACGCATACCGGCTCCAGCAAGCCCGGCAGCTGATCGTCCGGGTGAACGTTCGGGTGGTGGACAATCCCCCGGCGATGGTCAACGTCAAGATCCGGACTCCGGACGGTGTCGAACGTCGGGGTTATCTCCCCACGGTCCGCGCCGTCGTCGACCCGGACATGTATACGCAGGTGGTAGCAGACGCCGAACGGGGCATCCGCGCCTACCGCAATAGGCTCTCGGCCTTTCACCAGGCACGAGGGATCGTTGCTGGACTCGACACCGTTCTCGCGGAAATCGAATCCGGCAACTAGCACGGGGCATGGCTCGTCGGGTCATGGCACGGCTCGGCTAGGCATGGCTTGGCGGGCAGGGCTGGTCGGGGTGTGGCCGGGAAATGCAGGGCTAGGCATGGCGGACATGGCCCGGCGCGGCTAGGCACGGCGTGGTTCGGCACGGCAAGGCAGGCTAGGCAAGGCTGGTCCTGGCATGGTTCGGCAAGGCAGGCAAGGCCCGGCGGGTCGGGGAACGGCATGGCTAGGCCCGGCCCGGGACGGCTTGGCAGGCGTGGCCGGGAATGATGGGGTAAGCCAAGGCACGGCATGGCGTGGCAGGTATGGCAATGGGATGGGCTCTGGGATCTGATCCTGGGGCCCATCACCAACGCCGGTAGTCGTAACCGCCGGTGCCCAAATGGTCCCGGTCCAGGCGTTGGGCAATATCCCAGGGGCTGGTGACGGTCGCGACCTGCTTTTCGGCGTCCATCAGATGCCGGCAGGCATGGACCATGGCGTCAAGCCGGTCCGGGCTTTCCTTACCGTCCCAGCTGTTGAACAGGCACAACTGGTCTTCGAGTTCCGGGTAGGTTCCCACCATGTGGAGTCGTTTCTGTTCGCAGCGCAGAGCCACGGGTTCGGCCCGGGTGCGTTTGCCGATCCGGACATCCAAACCCCGCATGCTGGGCGTGGTTCCCTCGGGCAGTTCCCCGTTGCGGACCAGTTCCCGATAGGTGTCGGTGAGCAGGTCGGACATGTACCGCCGGCCGAGGTTGGCCTCGTATACGACTACGTCGGCCCCGAATTCGGCGAAGGTCCGCCAGATGTGGATACAGGCGTCGCGGCCGGCCATGTGCAGGGACCGGTCGGCCAGGACGTACATGTGGTTGTCGCGGGTCCGGCCGACAACAACGACGCCCATCTCATCCCCGTCATCGGTCAGGGCAGGATCGACTCCGACGACGATGCTGATCAGGTCGTCGGGTTCGGTGTCGACTCGGGCTGCGGCGATGTCGGAACGCTTGAACAGGGCTCCGTCCATGGCTTCGAGCAGTTCCCCGTACAGCTCCTGGCGGCCCAATGCGGTGCCGGCGTAGCGGTTTTCGAGTTCTTTCAGGACATGGGCGTTCAGGTTGGCGGCGTTGTCGAAGGTGCTGCCGCGGATGATGTGGACGGATTGGTCGGCTCGGGCGACCCACTCCTGGAGGATCTTGATCGGCTTCGGAGTGGTAGTGACGAACGCCCGGGGATGGTCGGTGAGCAGGTCGGCCCGCAGTCCGGGCATGATGCCCTCATACCAGGACTCGTAGCTGTACTTCCACTTGCAGATCTCGTCCATCCACACGTCTGCGGAGGTGTATCCGCGGCCGACGTCGGGGTTGTCGGCGCCATCGCAGTAGATCTTGCAACCGTTCGCGAACCGGATCATCGGCCGTGGGGACTTGATGTACTTGAAGTCCTTCTTCGGGTCGTATCCCTTGCGGGCCAACACATTCAGGACCCCAGCCGGGCCTTCGACGCAGACCTTCGAGGCATCCGACAAGGTTTCGGCGATGATGATGCGTTCGGTCGGGATCCCGTGACGATCGACGGGAAACCGTTCGGTGCGACTGATGATCCATTCGGCTCCGGACCTGGTCTTACCAGCGCCACGGCCGGCGAGGAACAAGTTGACGATCTGGGGGCCTTCGGGTGGGACCTGGGATGGCCGGGATACATACCACCATTCGCCCTTGGACATCTCGGCTAGGATCCAGCCCGGCTGGCGGTCCAGGAATGCTTCCCGCTCTTGGGCGGTCATCTCCTCCAGGCGCTGCTTCAGCGACAGATCCCGACTTGTATCCACATGTCCGATTACAGCACAAAAGTGACTAAAATAAAATCTTGGGAACCCCGGTTGACGCATGACGGGTGGGGGTGTAAGTTTTGGGGCGTGAAGGGTGCCGACTTCGGGGGCGGATACACTTCACGGGTGCCGGACGGCTCCCCTAGGCTGGTGGTTGCAGACGTCCGGCACCAACGACGGGGTGTAGAGGAGTTCGGTTGTCCTCGCTGGGCCCATAACCCAGAGATCGCCAGTTCAAATCTGGTCACCCCCACGAGGGACGTCAAAGCCGTCGCCGGGAGTCTGCATTCTCCCGGAAAGAAGCCAAGGATGCCGGTTACCCGTTTCTGGCGCCTGCGTCCCCACTTCTGTGCTCAAAACACGAAAGAGGTCGCCCGAATGAACAGAAAGAACCTGCTACTGGCCGTCGCTGCTGTCGTGGCGATATTCGGAGCCCTGTGCTGCGGATATGCGGTCGGCAACTCTGGTGACAAGACCCCTGCCGCGCCCGCGGCGGCAACACATCCAGCAACGACGGTCACAGTCTCGGCTACGGCAGCAGCCCCCAGTACCGCACCCGCTACAACGAAGGCCAGTCCGGCGGCACCGAAAGCGGTCACCGTTGACGACGGGGTGTGGACGGTCGGGGTGGATATCCCGGTCGGCAGATACCGGACCACGGCGAACGTGTCCGACGGCTGCTATTGGGCCATCACCAAGAGCGGGACCAACGGCGAGACCATCATCGCCAACGATCTGCCTTCTGGCGGCCGTCCGTCTGTAACGCTGAAGGCGGGGCAGGATTTCGACACCGAAAGGTGCGGCACCTGGGCCAAGGTAGGCTAATTAGCAACCCGCTGTGGGGTAAGCAGCTTCGTGCGCGAACCTTTCGGCGGTATGGGGGCTGTAGCTCAGGGGCAGAGCATCCGAGTAGCAGGAAGGTCGCAGGTTCAAATCCTGTCAGCCCCCCGAGGCGTTAACACGGTCGGACTTCGATGATTGGGCTGACGGCCGAGGTGATCGACGTGAAGAACGGTTGACGCAGGACGGCGAGGTACTGCGCGGTCTTGTCTGCCGGACACCGGGGGCTTACCTTTCACTCCTGGGCCGTATCTGCGCCTCACTACTGTAGGAGGAACGATGTTCGTCAAGTCCAGTTTCTGTGAGGCCGGAGCCTGTCCGGAGGTCAACTTCGTCAAGTCCAGCTTCTGCGATGCCAGCACCTGTCCCGAGGTTGGATACGTCAAGTCCAGCTTCTGCGATTCAAACTCGTGCCCCGAGATCCACACCACCGAGGATGTGGTGCTGTTCCGGGATTCGGAGGATCCGGACACGGTGGTGAAGATCAAGCCGGAGTCGTGGCGGACCTTCGTTGCCGGCGTCAAGGCCGGCGAATTCGACGTCTGATGGCGGCGCCGAAGCCGGATAACGACAAGGGTTGGGGCTTCGGGATTCTGGGGGTCATAGTTCTGGCCTTCTTCCTGTACTTCGCCTGTGGCGGTAAGATCTCCAGGTAGAGACCAACTGCCGATAGGGCCTAGTCAATGTGACTGGGCCCTATCTTTGTCTGCGGGTGGCGTTGTAAGATCGTCCTAGGAGGTTCCTATGGCGGGAGACTACGCCCGTTTCGTGCAAGAGGGGCACGAAGTTATCGTATCGGGTAAACTGGAACAATTACGGACACGGTATCAGATGTCGTACAGGGCGCTGGCCGTCGCTATCGGAACCAACATCCAAACGGCTCAGGCCTGGTGCCTGCACCCGTCACCGCGGATCCGAGCCGATTCGTGTGCCAAAGTCGGCCGGTTCGCCCACAATGCCGCCCAGGATGAGGCGGCTTTGCTGTATCTGGGCCTGTCGTGGGATCAGGTGGTGTCGGCGTCGATGGTGGCGATGCATGCCGGCGCCGGCTTGGCGGAGGTCCGGCGCCGGGCTTCGGCTACGGGTGTGGAAGTGATCACGCTGCTGGCAGCCGGTGACGTATACAGAAGGACGGATTTGTCGGACCTGGGCGTTACGGTGTCGGTATGAAGTTGTGCCGGGAGTGCGGGGTTGTCCTCGACGAGATCTTGCAAGATGTGGGTCTGCATCCGGCATGTGAGCTGAAGGCGCAGGCGAAGAGCAAGTTCCAGTTCGCGTTCCCGCAACGTTCGGATGGGATCACGTCCCAGCTCGGGGTCGATCTCAAGGACGAGTTCTCTGAAATGATCAAATGGTCGGAGGCGAACCGGCCCCGGTCGTTGCAGACCAGTATCGGCCCATCGCAGCTCGGGGATCCGTGCGATCGCAAGTTCGGGTACCTGATGGCCGGCGTGCCCGCGGTCGTCACCAGCGGTGGGGACCCGTGGCCGGCGTTTGTCGGGTCTGCGATCCACTCCCGGCTTGAGGATGTGGTCAGGAAGTGGCAGCAGGCCAAGGGCGGCGACTGGGAGATGGAGGAGCGCGTCCAGGCGTCGAACATGGTCACCGGCCGCTATGACCTGTATTCGCGGTCCCGGCGCCTGCTCGTCGATGCCAAGTCCGCCGGCCCCGACATGTTGGAGAAGGTTCGCAAGAACGGTCCACCGAACAACTATCTGGTGCAGATCATGACTTATGGTCATGCCCTTATCAAAGCGGGCAAACCGGTCGATAATGTTGCTTTCCTGTTCGTTCCCCGATCCGGATGGCTGCGGTCGATGTTCGTCTGGACGGCTGCCTACGATCCGAAGAAAGCAGCCGAAGGGCTGTCGCGTCCTGACCGAATGGGCAAGGTCTTGACCGACTTGGACGTGCTTAACTTCCCACAGAGGTGGGAACAGGTGCCCGCAGAGCCCAGTTATCTATGTGAATGGTGCCCGTGGCATAACTGGCGTAAGACCGAGTTCGAGCCGGCCGACGACAAGGGCTGTTCAGGAAAGAAGGCGAAGTCATGACCTGGCAATTTGCTACTCCAGGACCGGCGATGGGTGGCGGGGACCGGTTCAATCTGCCGCTGGCGGTCCAGAACCGCAACCTGTTGATCATCATCCCGACGCAGTTGGTGTCCAACCATCCTGGTCCGCGGTCGCAGCCGGGTAAGCGGTCTCCGATGCTGGTTGCGGATGTGGTGAACCTGGACGAGCCGGATCCGAACGGCCAGTTCGGGAAGGTGTACCGCGGTGCCTGGCTGGGGCAGTCGGCGTTCGTGAAGCAGCTCGGGGGCCAGTTGCGGCAGCCGTTCCTGGTCCGGGTGTTTGTCAACATGCTGGCTGAGGGCAAGCCGTACTACTTCGAGTCGGCCAACGACAACCCCCAGGATGGGCCGCGGGGTCAGCAGTGGCTGGATGCGAACACCAACTTCCAGCTGTCGGGTGAGGATCCGACTCTGGAGATCCCGTTCGTGGAGGGGGCGCCGCAGCAGATGCAGTCCCAGAACGGGTTCAACGGCGGCTATCCGCAGCAGCAGGGCTATGGGCAGCCCCAGGGCTACGGCCAGCAGGGGCCGCCGCCGGGCTACGGGCCGCCTCCGGTCCCGGACGGCTGGGGTCAGCCGCGCCAGCAGCAGCCGGTCTACACCCAACATCAGCCGCCGGCCCAGACCCCGTACGAGCAGTGGCAGGCTCAGCAGGGCCAGAGCGTCAACCATCACGGGCAGCCGCAGTCCGACCAGCCGCCGTACTGATACGTAAACGGCCACGTCGTCCGATCCGTGCCTGTTTCGACCTTGTAGACAGCACGGGATCGGACGGCGTAGGCTTCGCCCCACGAGTCGGATGATCGGTATCCTCGTCTCATCCGATAGGCTGATTTTGGAGACGAAGCGGGCCCGCAGGAAGCGACTCCTCGGGCCCGATGACCTCCCTCTGAAACAGAGAGGAAGATGCCCGTGACACTACCTGGGAGCCCCACCCCCACGCAACTGGATCTTCGCTGCCTGCTCTGTCTGGACCCATACGACGAGCTGTGCCCCCGGATCCCATACGGGAATCTGGATCTGCCCTTCTGCTGTGAGTGCTACGGGAAGCTCAGCTACATCTTCGTCATGCTGCATTGCGACGGCTTCGACATCGGCCTGATGTCTGAAGCATTTATGGGCAGGGGCCGTCCGTGACAGTGACAGAAGCCCAGGTAATCGCTGCTGCGCAGGTGTGGGCAGAAGCTGGCGTCTCGGTCATCCCCGTTCTGGGCAATGGCAGCAAGCGACCGGTCTTCGAATGGAAACGGTTCCAGGGCGAGCGGGCGACACCTAAGGCCCTGGATTTCTGGATCACCAAAAACGAGGGCGCCGGGATCGGGGTCGTCTGCGGAGCCGTTTCCGGCAATCTGGAGATGACCGAACTCGAAGCTGATGCCGCGCTCGACATCGACAGCTTGGACCGGATCCAGACAGAGTGTGACCTACGCGGCGTCGGGCATGTCTGGAAAGGTCTGTGGGAAGACGGATACCGGGAGCTGAGCCCCTCGGGTGGAATGCACTTCCTGTACCGGATCGCCGACTATGCCGTACCTGGCAACACGAAGCTGGCCCACCGCCCGACGACGGACGAGGAGCGCCTGGACAAGCCGAACACCAAGATCAAGGTCCTGGCCGAGACCCGAGGCGAGGGTGGCTACGTGGTCGTGGCTCCGTCCGGCGGAACGGTGCACGAGACGGGCTATGGGTGGGAATGCCTGGCTGGCGAGATCGGCTCGGTCCCCACGATCAGCTGGGCAGACCGGTGCCTGATCCACGAGGCGATCACCGCAGCCCTGGACATTCCCGTGCCCGAGGTGGTCGAGTTCCAGCCGCCGGCCCCGTCAAGCCAGCCACGGTCCGGTTTAGCGCCTGGTGATGACTTCAACGAACGGGCCCAATGGTCGGATCTGCTTCAGGGTTGGACTGTTGAACGCATCGCTGGCGGCACCACGTATTGGGTGAAGCCCGGATCCAATCCCGCTGATGGCCATCATGCGACGACGGGCAGGGTTGGGCCGGGTGCCGAAGACCGGCTGTACGTGTTCTCGACAGCGACAGAGTTCGAGGCCGAAAGGCCGTACAACAAGTTCGCGGCCTACACCTTGATGCAACATCGGGGTGACTTCTCGGCGGCGGCCCGGGAACTGTCTCGGCTCGGGTTTGGTGAACGTTCAACGAACGGGCATAAGACGGCACCTGCGCCGATGACCTGGGGCCGGTTCGAGCCCGGCTCACCGTCGTCTCCACCACCGCAGCCGGCTCCGATGCCTGGTCGTCCAGGCCGGGAGTCGTTTACCGATGTGGGGACGGCGAACCGGTTCCTGCGGGAGAATCCGTTCCGGTACATCTACGTCAAGCAGGGCCGCGACAACAGCGAGTGGCGCTGGTTCGATGGTGCAATCTGGCGTCTGGACGACACGGAGTGTCTCGTTGCCGACGCGCTCGAGACGTTGGTCGACCAGCTGGATGACGAGTCCCGGGCCATGCTCGCCAACCCGGAGCAGGCCACGATGGGCAAAGCTCTGGCCGCGTACGTGAAGTCGGCCCGGAGTAACTCGGGCCGCAAGGGGCTACTGGCGACGGTTGCGGCGAAGCTGGCGGTGTCGCCGAAGGATCTGGACCACCACGCGCATCTGCTCGGCCTGGCTAACGGGGTGTTGAACGTCCGGACTGGCGAGGTGTTGGCCCCGGATCCGAAGTATCTGATCACGAAGACGTTGGGTGCGGCCTACGATCCGGCCGCCGACGCACCGCGGACCCGCGAATATCTGACCCAGGTCCTGCCTGGCGCCGACTACCGGGACTATGTCCAGCGCGGACTCGGCTACACCCTGACGGGGGAACAGAACCAGCGGGCGTTCTTCATCCTCCACGGCGATCCGGGTACTGGTAAGAGCCAGTTCCTGGAGCTGTTCCGGCAGGTGTTCGGTGACTATTCCCGGGCGGCGGCCGACGGTGCGTTCCGCAAAAAGTCCGGCTCCAATTCCGGCGGCCCGACCGCGGAACTGCATGCACTGCAAGGTGCCCGGTTTGTGTTCGCCTCCGAGTCGGATGAGGATGTCGTCTTCGACGCCGATGTGGTGAAGCGGATCTGCGGTGGGGACACCATGTCGACCCGGACCTTGTATCAGAAGAACCTGGTCGAGTGGCGGGCTGAGTGTGTGGTGTGGCTGGCGACCAACCACTTCCCGCGGTTCCCGGCCGATGAGGAAGCTGTCTGGGATCGGGTCAAGGCGGTCCCGTTTGATGTGCTGTTCCCGAAGACGGCCGGCCGGCAGGTGTCGATCGCCGATGACCTGTTTGCCGCGGAGGCGTCAGGGATCTTGAATCTGTTGATCGGGTTCCTGCGCGACTACCGGCAGCGGGGCCTGGCCGAACCGGAATGTCTGGTGAAGGGTGTCGCTGCCCGCCAGGATGAGGTCAACCCGGTGGCCCAGTTCTGGGATGAGATGGTCGGCTCGGGCGAGATGGTCGAGGAGCCGGGTAACCAGGCCGAGTTCCAGCTGGTGTACACGCATTTCACGAACTGGTACAAGAACTCGTGGGGCCAGCATCCGATGGGGTCCAGGCGTTTTGGGCGGCTGTTGAAGAAGTCGGTCGGCTATGACGAGTTGGCGAAACGTCATGGGAAGACGTATCTGCCCGGGTGGAAGAAGATGGGCTTCCGTGGTGTCGCGGGAACTATGTACGGCTAGGCATTCCGGACATACAGGTATACGATGACGCCATGTCCGCCTATCGGGACAAACTGTTGTCCATCGGCTACCTGGGCCGAGGTCAGACCCGTGACCGTAGCCAGGATGTTCGCGACGATGACGGCAAGACCGTTGGCAAGGCCGTCACCGATCAGCTGAACAACACCGTCACCGTCTACGACAACCGTCAGGACGTCCTGATCCGGGCCCCGCGGGTGACGGCGGCGATGGGCCAGAAAGAGGTCCGACCATGAGCCGAGCCAATGATCTGCGAGCCCAGGCCGATGCCCTGGACGCGGAGGATGCGCTGATCGCGAACATGCTAAAGGCCCGCGAAAGCGTCCGGGCCGATCCCGATAATGAGGATCTGGTAGCCGAATATCGCGAAGCTCAGCAGGAGCTGTGGCAGGCCCGGCAAACGATTCGCATGGATCGGCTCAAGCTCGCCATCGTCGCCGAACAGAACCCGGAGAGCTGAGCCATGGCCTGGACTGTTTCCGGACTGTATGTCACCAACATGATCGACGTCTTCGATGCGACCCAGCTGGCCATTGACCTGTCACTGACTTCGCATCGGTTCGCCCTGTACAACAACACCCTGACCCCGAACTTCTCTACCGACGCCAGCTATTCGGCAACGAATGAGGTCTCCGGAACCGGCTGGGCTGCTGGCGGCGTTGCTCTGTCTGTTGCCGCAGCTGGTGGCACGTCCACGGCCCCGACCCTGACCGAGTCCCCGGCTGGGACGATGATGTACGACATGGGCGACGTGTCCGTTTCTGGTACCACGCTGACCAACGCCCGCGGCACGATCCTGTACGCCGATGCCCTGGCCGGCAACAACCTGATCGTCGGCATCAACTTCGGCGCCGACTATTCGACGGTCGCCGGCACGTTCGGAATCCAATGGGCTGCGGCGGGAGTCCTCACCGTCGACTGGACGCCGCCGTAATCGATCCAATGGGCAACGGCCCACCGACCGGAAGGATTGGTCCAATGGCGCTCGATGGATACGAGATCATTCATGAAGCCAAGACGCTGGATACCAATTTCGCAGCGCTACAGGGGCGTTCTCTCGGAGTCGCTAGCGGAAAAAGGATTCTGTCCGGTGGTTATTACGATGGCGCGGCTTACGGTCGCCCACCATTGACTATTGCCTATGCGTTCACAACGGATGGGACCACATTCGTGTGGGGATTCATGTGCAATGACCCGTCTGTGCGCACCATCGACTGCTATGTGATCGTTGCGGATGCGTGACATGACATGGCGATCACCAACCGCGACGACCTGATCAATGCCCTGGCGCAGACCAGCTTCCACGCCACGTTCTCGAAGACGACGATCACCACCGTAGCTGGCCGGCCGTTCACGTTCTTCCGGGTGTCCGGGGTACCTGTCGGCGGGGCGACACCGTCCACCACTGGTGCGGCCCTGGACCGGACCACCCCGGGCGCCCTGGTCATTCCAGCCCCCAGCAACACCACCTACATGGTCAACTTTGGTGTCGCCGAATCGTCGATCAATATCTGCATGGTCTATGACCGGCTCGTCGAAACCGGTGGCCTGTCCGGCACTGTCACCACAGCCCAAACCGTCAACTCGGCAGCACTACCGTCGCGGAACACGACCGGCGATGGAACCCAGCTGTGGCTGGAGGTGTACACCGCCCTTGGTGCGACCCCCAGCGCAACGGTGACGGCTTCGTACACGAACCAGGCTGGGACGGCGGGCAGGACGGCGACCTTGATCGGCGGCATTCCCGCATCTTTGGCCGCGAGTTCGACGTTGCAGTTCAACCTCCAGGCCGGCGACACCGGTCTGCAATCCGTCCAGACGGTCACCTCAACAACGTCCACCGGCACCGCGGGCAGCTTCGGGATCACCATCCGGGACCCGTTGGGTGTCACCGGCATTCCTGGCGGATCCAGTTCGTCGGCGAACGGCTTCCAGCTCGGCTACGTCGAAACCGGGCTGGTCATCATCCCCGACTCGGCGTGCCTGGAAGTGCTGTTCGTCCCGGCCGCGACCAGCTCCGGCACCGTTAATGGGGCCGTCCGCGGCGTACAGAAGTAGCAGCCATGGCCCAGGGCATCGGGCAGCTGGCACGCACCGAAACGGAACTGTTCGGCTCCGCACTCAGCCTGACCGAAAACTCCCTCGACGAAGAGTTCTTCGGCGGTTTCGATGCAACCGTAACCAGCCCCGCCACCGTGGCCGCTGTCGCGTCGATCGCCACCCCGACGGTCACCACCGGGTCTTCGGGCGGCGCCACCGCCACCCCGGCTGTAGTCGCGGCCGTCGCCTCAGTGGGGACTGCTGCCGTCACCACTGGCTCCACCGTTGTCGCTGCGGCTGTAGCTGCTGTGGCCGCGGTCGGGGCCCCGGTCCTGCACACCGGCGAGACGGTCATAGCGCCAGCCACCGTTGCCGCTATCGCTGCCGTCGGCACACCCACGCTCCACACTGGTGAAACCGTTGTGGCAGTGACGGTCGTGGCTACGGCAGCAATTGCGGCCCCGGTGGTTGCGACGGGCAGCACTGCCACCCCAGCTGTGGTCACTGCTGTAGCTGGGATCGGGGCACCGGTTCTGCACACTGGTGAAACGGTCACCGCTACGACTGTCGCCGCTATCGCCTCGATCCCCACACCCGCGGTGTCGACCAGCGGCAACGTAACGATTCCGGTAGCCACGGTCGTAGCCGTGGCCGCGGTGGGAACCGCAGCCGTCCAGGCCGGCTCGAGTGTTGCCCCCGCAACCGTCACGGCCGTGGCTACGGTCGGGACGATGGGGCTGTCGACCGGGTCTGTCGTCATCGTCGCCACCGTGGCAGCTGTGGCTGCGGTCCCCACACCCACGATTGTGCTCGTTGCTGTCGGCCCGGACCTGGTCTTGACGTTCACCCCGCTGCCGGCCGCGTGGACGGTGGCAGGATTGCCGGGCCAGTGGTCGGCGGGGGAAACTGAACCTGACTGGCAACTGGATCCGGTTGCTGGAAACTGGCAGGCTGTGGCCGCGCCCGGAGACTGGAGTTTCGGATGACGACCAGGAAACAGTCTGTCCTATCCCTGGAGTATGTATCGGTGCAGGTCGGGGCGAAGAAGCTGGGTGTCGCCTACAATCCGACCGCTGATGTGGTCCAGATGGCGTTCGTCGCACCGGGCACAGATCCGGTGGCCGACGACTGGAAGGCCGCGGTGTGGGAGACGCAACCGGGTCCGAAGTATGTCGCCGAATGCCTGGTCGGACCTGGTGGGACGGTTGCGTTGCCGGTGGAGACGTATCAGGTGTGGGTGAAGGTGACCGATGCCCCCGAGATCCCGGCCACCCCGGTCATGTTCCTCGAGATCTACTAAACTGCTCACCGATGTAACGGGTGTAGGCGGGCGGGATCGATTCCCGGATCCCGTTCCGGTTCATCCATGGCACGCCCCAGTCGTCGCGGACGATAGCGACACCGGAGAAGTTCCCCACGGCATGGATCATGTCCCCGTCCATGGGTCGGCGGCCCATCTTCCGTAGCGGCGCAGTGTGCCTGGGATGTGCTGGCGGAGCAACGGTGAAACCACCACCGGTTTCGAACAACCGGTGCCGGTAGGTCCGCAGCCCAAACATGGCCCCGCACAGTTCGATGGGATTGAGCAGCGGGGAGCCTTCTACGTTTTCGATCACCCATGGCAGGCTGGTCTCGTCCAGAACATCCCGGGTTGGGCCAACCAGGTCCGGGTGGTCACGGTCCTGGATCCGCTGGGCTTTGCTGTAGTGCTGGCAGGGGGGGCTGGCGTGGATGAGGGAGAACGTTTCCCGGATCATGTCCAGGTTCTGGCGTACCCAGGCGATCGCATCGGCCTGGTGGAACGGGTACGGGAAGCGGGCCTGCGGATCCAGGTCCACGCCGGTGACGTCGAAGCCCGCCTGCCGATAACCTGCCGCGGCCCCGCCCTGCCCGCAGTACAGGTCCAGTACCTGCATCAGTCGACCGGCATGAGGACGACTTTGAGTCCGAGCCCGCGGACATACATGCACAGGTTGCGCAGGTCCGGTTGCCGACTGCCGAGTTCGTAGGCGGAAATGTTGGACTGGTTGTAGCCGGTCCGGTCGGCGGCTTGGCGTTGGGTCAGGCCCAGCTGCTGGCGCCGGGAACGCAGATCAGCGAGCAGGTTTTGGTGGTCAGCGGCTCCGGCGACGATCTGTTCGGGATTCATCGGACTCCTTACGGCTCAGTTCGCTGTACCAGAACACACCGGATGTCAGGTCTCTGGGCTGGAGCTGGGACACACACCAGGGGCATTCGCTGTTGCATCTTCCCAGGTTGTGGCTGATGTGGGTGTCGGTCACCGTTTCCACTCCTCGTAGTCGAAGCCTAGTTTGCGTAATTCGCAGATAGCGTTGCGGATCGCCCGGACGTCCGACGGCGACAGGGCCAGGGTGTACATGTAGGAACCGTTCGGTCTTCGGACTTTGACATGCCCCGATCTGGCAAGTTCGACCCCGTAGCCAGCCCGCCGCAGGGCCTGGATCAACTGTTTGTGTGTCACGACAAGGCCCGGCCTTCTTTCCACTGCCGCTTCGCCACCGTCAACGATGCCACACCGTGTTCTTGGACGAACTCGGGCAGCTTGCGGTCGTTGGGACAGGCCTCGTACAGGGCCCGCCGGCGGACCTTCGCCAGGTCATGCAGTGTCACCCGCAGCGTTTCGATCAGGGCTGTGGCCGCATCGTAGCGTTCGCCCGGATCTTGGATGTTGTTGATGGTTTCAATCATCGGTCTTTGCCTTCCCTCTGGATGCTGACGACCGGCTCCCACCAGTCGTAACTGAGGGAACGGGCGATCTTGTCATAGAGCATGTTGTCGATGACGGGTCCGCAAACCTTGTGATAGACGGCCCAGCAGGTGGCACCCCGCAGCCGGACCTCACGCCGTTTCATGCCCAGCCCCGACGAGACTGCACCCGGGCCCAGGCCTGGTCCCAGACGGCACCGTTGACTGCCGCCGCGGGCAGCGGCCAGGTTTCGTCGAAGACCTTGCCAGCTGTATCGCCTCTCATGT